TCCAATGAGCGCACCGCCCTCTGCGGGTTGTACGAGCTGTCGTTGAAGACGATGGCATTCGAGACTGGGCTGAGGACGGATGCGATCACTCTGGCGTTGCATCGTTTCTCTCTGGCAGGCAAGGCGTTCTACGAGGCCCCCTATGTCTGGGTGCCGAACCTCCGCAAGTACAACGAGACGGCCAGCGAGAAGGTGCAGATCCGGATCGCCAAAGAACTCGCCGCGATCCCCGATTGCGACCTCAAGAGGCGTTACGCGGCCTCTGACACAACGCCGCCAGATGTAGGGGCCTCAGCGACGGATGGCGTCTCTATACCGTATCCGCCGGAGCCATCCGAGAAGGAGAAAGAGAAGGAGCAGGAGACTGCGAAGGAGAAAAGACATCGACGGCTAAAAGCGCCGTCCGCCCCCCGTCCCCCCGATCTGCTCTTCGACGCCATTGTGGAAGTATGCCAAGTCGACGCGGCAACGGCCGGGAAGTCAGTCGGCAAAGTCAGGTCGGCGCTGATGAAAGCCTCCCCCCCATACACGCCGGAGGAGGTAGTGCTGTTCAAGCAGTGGTGGTGGGCTGGGGGGTATCGGAAGCGACCGCCACGCATCTGGGACTTGCAGGAGCAGATCGGAGTCGTGAGGCGGGACAGGCCGGCGCCCGAGCCGAAGTCCTTTGCGGCGATCCGCCAGGCGAAGGCGGAAATGGAGGCCATGCATGGCGACTGAGAGGGCGCTTCTGGAGGTCTTTGCGGTCTTGGGGGCGGCCTACCCGAATTTCAATGCAACGCGGGAAACGATTAGCGTATACCACCGCGTCCTTAGCGATCTCCCAGACGAACTTCTACAAACGGCCGCATTGGATTGCATCAGCAAATGCAAGTGGTTCCCAACGTTGGCCGAGCTGAGGGATGCGGCAATCGCCATTCGGACGAATCGCCTAGCCCTTCCCTCGCCCTTTGAGGCATGGGAAGAGATCTGTGCGGAAATGCGCCGTGTGGGCTACATGGGTGCGCCGAAGTTCTCGCATCCGTGGATCACGAATTCGGTCCGACAGATTGGAGGCTGGCAGCGTCTATGTCTCTCCGAGAATGCAATCGCAGATAGAGCACGTTTCTTTGAGGCAATGGATGATGCTCGCCGCCGGAATGATCTACAGGAGCATACGCTCCCGCAGGTCCGGGAGCTCGCATTGAGACTTGCGGGTCCAAAAAGGGCGCTGCTGAAGTGAGAACCATCAAACTCACACAACGCGAAGCCGAGGTGGTGAGATGTGCGGCCGAGGATCTGAGCATGCAGGAGACGGCGCTCTGTTTGTGCCTTAGCCGCGAGACGGTGAAGACTCACAGGCATAATGCGCTAGAGAAGCTGGGCTGTCACACAATAGCTGGCGCAGTCGCGTGCTTTCTCAATCAAATAGCCGAGGGAGAAGGGGCGAAGAAGTGAGCTGCCTTTGCAGCCACCCCCGGGTAGCGCATGACTTCGATGGCGCATGTAGCCTGTGCCGATGCCTTCAATGGGAGCAGGATGGCTGGATTCCCTCCGGGACGCCAGGCGCGGTGCCGAGGCAATAGGCTGTGTTGAGGCCTATTTCTGTAGTGCGAAAGGAAACCATGCCCGACGTGCCGCAGGCGGGCATGCCGACTGGTGACCAATGAAGATCCACGTCTGCGACGCTGAGTGGCCATGAAGATAGCCACCACAAAAATGGACGAGGCCTTTGCCAGAGAAATCAAGGAGCGCGATGGTTGGCGGTGCCGGCGGTGCGGAAGGTCGAAGGAACAGGGCTGGACGATGCACGCGGCCCATGTCTTTTCGAGAAGGATCAAGGCGACCCGCTGGGATCCGCAAAACTGTCTGACGCTTTGCTTCCTCTGTCACCGTTGGGCCCACGAGTGGCCCCTGACGTTCCATGTCTGGGTGCGCGACCAGTTGGGGGACGCGATCTATGAGAGCCTTGCCGAGAGAGCGCGGAGGGTGGACGTGCGGAACCCGAAGGCGGGCTGATGGGCGCAAAGACTGGCATTGCGTGGTGCGACCATACCTTCAATCCCTGGTGGGGCTGCACCAAAGTTTCCCCCGGATGCCAGCATTGCTATGCGGAGAGATTGGCACAGCGGTGGGCGCCACTTAGCATCTGGGGGCCGACTGCGCCGCGTCGTCATTTCGGAGACGCTCATTGGCGGGAGCCCGTACTGTGGAGCCTGGCGGCGCAAGAGGCTGGAATCAGCAAGCGCGTATTTTGTGGCAGCATGTCCGACTTCCTGGAGGACAGGCCGGAGCTGGAGTCGCAGCGCGAACGCCTGTGGGAGCTGATCCTTTGCACGCCCAATCTGACGTGGTTGCTGTTGACGAAGCGAGCGGAGAGATTGAGCACTATGCCCCTCGCGATCCTCGAGGCCGACAACGTGATGCTCGGCGTCTCGGTCGAGGACCAAGAACGTGCGGACGAGCGGATCCCTCTCCTCCTGAGCAGCAGAGCCACGCAGACATTCCTAAGCTGTGAACCACTGTTGGGCCCGATCGATCTCGGCCTCTTCGGAACGATGGCGAAGGAATGGGGTAGAGGCTACGAAGCCGTGGCCTTCGGGATCCATTGGGTCATCATCGGCGGCGAAAGCCAGCCCGGCTGTCGCCCGATGGACCTCAGATGGGCGGCCAGTTTGGTCGGCGAATGCGAGGATGCTGGGGTCCCCGTGTTCGTAAAGCAGTTGGGTGGCCATCCCGACAAACGGGCGCACCCGGAGGCGTGGCCGGCAGAACTGCGTATCCAGCGGTTCCCCATATTGGCGCAGACTGCGCCGCAGGGGAGGTGAAGCATGACTGAGCAAGTCGTACATTCGCCTGTTTGGCTAGAGCCTTGTAACGCGTGCGGAAAGAAGCACAAGTGGACAATAGGGAAATGCCCTTCATGCAACGTCCATGATGTCCCCGTCATGGTCTCAGAGAATGCCTGCTACCATGATGAAGACTGCGATGGCTGCCAGGCGTATCGGGAGCACATGCGATGACTGACAAGCCCGACGCCAAGACGGTGCTAAACCCACAATGGCCGGGCGGGATGACGATGGACGAACTGATTCAAGTTCTTGCTCCGGTCGGGATACCATGCGCACATTGCGGTCGCCTCGATTTGCACGATGGAATGTGCCCCATCCCGTTCATGCAACAGGCTTCGCGGCAATTGGCCGCCTCGGAGGCGCGGGTGGAGGCGCTAGAGCAAGTGTTGCCCGACCGCAAATTTCAGTTCGGTTGGGACGGAACCCTGCCCGTGAAGTACGGCTTCTGCTATTTCTGTGGGCAGAGCCACGAGATTGGGCATACTGGTACTTGCCCCGTAGCCGCCCTCGCCGCCGCGCCCAACGCACCTTTGGATGCGACGCTTGCTGCAAGTCCTCTACAGGATGCGAAGCGCGATCCCCGGCAGGGCCTTGGAGATGATTCGAGTCTGGAACACGACTGCCTTGCGGGGACTGGATGGGCGAAGGAGGAGGCTGGCGATGGCGCGTGAGATAACGAGGCGCGAGCTTCGGCGGGCAGTTCTCAAGCTGGTGCGCACCTGGCCATCGATGCGTGTTACTCACGCCTATGCCTGGCTGATGGTCCAGCGGGGCGGGTCGCGGGGGGAGTATCCGAAGGCCGTGGGGATCCAGGTGGGCGGCGAGGTTCACCTGTGCGTCGTCGCGGAGGGGAAGATCAAGGGGAATGGCTGAGTTGAACGGAGAGATGACCCCCGAGGAGCGCGCGGGACTCGTCGTCTGGCACCTGGCTCACGGTTACGCGTTCAAGACGCAGGAGGCGGCCAGGCTCACGGGACTAACCCATCGCGGCGCGTTGCGGCTGTTGAGTGGACTGAGTCGGGTGCTACCGCTCTACCAGGACGACCGAGGGTTGTGGCAGGTCCTGGCCATGAGGGAGGCGGAATGATGCTGCTGGATGAAGTGCTAACGGACTTTATTCTCTCTCTGGAGCGAGCCCCCGATGAGATACGGGATGCGACCCGGTTTATCTGTGAGGGACATCGGAGCGCGATAATCTTCAGAATCGATAATGTTGTTGACTATCTCCTCCGTTTTCCCAAGAGCCTCCCCCTACTAGAAGACTTCCCATGTCTCGCGCCGCCTTACCCGGATATTTGGCTTGAGGCGGTCGGCATCCCAGGCGAGCTACGATCAGCGGTCTGGATTCACTATGAAGAGATTTTCGACCAACCACCCGCCAAGTGGGCCATGATAATCATACCGTGGTGGAAATTGGGAAGGCAACTGCGAACGGCAACTGCGTACTGGTGTGTGCTCACCCATGCGGGTAGGATCGTGGCTTTTCAGAGGGCTAAGGACCCCGCAGTAGGTGGGGAGAGCGCATTCTTGGTGTGCGCTCTCTTTGCGATCGGGCTTACCAATTGTGGGAATGTTATCCGGACTGACCATATTCCCAGGACGAACCGGAGACATGGTGGAAAGGGGCACGGGAGGATCTACAAGACCCTTGAGATTGACCCTATGCGGAAAGTTCTGGAGGCCGAGGGGAATGCTCAACGGACAGGTCTTAAGCTGGCCCTGCACATCTGCCGCGGCCACTTCAAGCATTTCGACCAGCACGGGTTGTTTGGGAAGTACACAGGCACCTACTGGTGGGCCGACCATGTGAGGGGCTCCCGCGAACGCGGCGAAGTGGTGAAGCAGTATTGGATAAATGCCACGAAGGATGAGGCCGCGTGAAGCGCAAGTGTGAATGGTTCTCCTCACCCACGTGCCATCGAAGGCCGCCGAGAGGGGCAAGGCTCTGCGATGTCCATGCGCTCGCGCTCTCTTGGGCGCAGTGGTACAAGATGACAGGGAGGAGAGAGCAATTGAGTGCGGCTGCCGTAGCGGTTCTTTCAGGACGGCTCAATGACTCGTGAAGCAATCATCCTTGCGGCCCTGGCGGTCGGGCTCATTGACCTGGTTTTGTGCCGTGTGCGGGGAGGGCTGCGGTGGCATCGGAGCATCGAGCTGCGCCGGCTCTCGCAGAACATCTGGAGGACGGGTGGCGAGGTCATTGGAATGGGTCTCCTCCTGACGCCCAATATCTTCGTGGGGGTGATCCGCTCTCGTCGTCGGATGCGCCCCGTCCGAGTGCGCCACTGAGCGGAGTAGAATCACCGCTGGAGGAGGGACTAATGGCAGAATGCGAAGCGGTCGCGCTCTATGGCTTTCCGGATGCTCTGGCAAGGCAACAAGAGGGGAAGATCGTCGCCGTGGTCCGCGGCGCGAAAGTATTCATCGCGCCTTCATACGGAGCCGACGGATTTGGCCAACTGCGATTCGAGCGCACGGATTATATAGACGCCCACGGCCTTCCGGTGTTCGACGGCGGACCCACAGAGGAAGCAAGGACGATCTCCCGCCGGAAGGTGGTACTCCTGGAGGAAGTAGCCGCGGAATTTCTGGAGGATGCCAAGATCGACACTTCGCTGGACTCGATGTTCAACGAGGCCTGGGTCCGGATGCGCATCACGGGCTTCCTGTGGGGCGAGGACGTGGGAAAACAGACAGTCTCCTACCCCGCCAACTGGTTCGAGCACATCAAGCAGGCGCTCGGGCTAAGGTATCGGGAGATTCATGTGGACGTTTCCTTCAAGGCGATCTACCCTGACTTCCACCCGCCGTCATCTGTGGGGCTTGCATCGCTGCGGGCCGAGGTCCGCCCCCGTTTGTATCCTCGCCCGCCCTAGCCCACGCACACCTACGCCACCCCCGTTTGCTACTGTGGAGCCGACATGGAGTCGGCTCTACGTCTTCTCGGGCTTGCTGCCCTTCTTCTCGTCACGCTTGCGATCTCTCTTCTCCTCTGGGTCGTCTTCATCCGATGGGCGGTCGCGCTGTGACCAAGAGGGCCCGCAAGTCTGGTAAGGGCCATCGACGTCCGCCCAAGAAAGGCACCCGGCGCGGCCGAGGTCGCCCCCGAAAGGCGATCTCCCCGCGCCAGGTCCTCGCCCTGGCAAAGATTGGCTGCTCCCAGGAGGAGATGGGCCAGGTCCTGGGTGTTTCCCCCGACACGATCACCCGGAATTATGCGGAGCCTTACAAACGGGGGATCGCCACGCTCAAACAGTCGCTGCGGCGCAAGCAAGTCAATCTCGCCCTACGCGGCAATGTCACGATGCTGATCTGGCTGGGGAAGCAATGGCTCGACCAGTCGGACAAGCGCGAAGTCTCGGGCGGGATCGCCTTCCGGGATATGGAGCAGGTGCGCAAGAAGCGGTGGAAGGAGGCGGGTAAGGTTATCGCTGCCGGCGCCGCCGCGGCTGGGGAATCAGATGAGCCGTGAGCACCGGGCTCTCGGATCGGCTCGCGTTTCTCATCGAGTATCTGGACCTGCCCGAAGCTACCGGGGATCCTGAGGCGGCCTGGCAGCCCTTCCAGGCCACGTACCTTACCAACTTACCCCTTCTGTCGATCGACTTGAAGGCGCGCCAAGTTGGCTGGTCGTGGACTGCGGCGGCGGAAGCAGTGGCCGAGGGTGTCCTCGAGAAGCGGCACACGTCGATCTTCGTCTCGATCAACCAGATCGAGGCGAAGGAGAAGATCCGCTATGCCCGCCAAATCATAGAGGCCCTGGACGACGACGTGCGGCCTCGGCTCCTTGCTGACAACACCACCGACCTCGAGTTCGCCAACGGAAGCCGGCTGATTTCCCATCCCTGCCGGCCGGTGCGCGGCAAGGCCAAGGCGACGGTCTACCTGGACGAGTTTGCCCACTACCCGAAGGACCGGCAGATCTACACGGCAGCTCTTCCGGTGACGACGCGTGGCGGCAGGATCCGGATCGGGAGCTCGCCGGTGGGGGCCTCAGGACTCTTCTGGGAGATCTTCGCCCAGAAGATGCGGGCCTACCCCGGCTACGTGCGCCGGCGGATCCCCTGGTGGGTCGTGGCCGGGCTATCCCAGGGCCCAGGGGAGGCCAAGCAAGCTGCCCCGGCTCTCTTGACGGAGGAGCGTGTGCGCAGGTTTGGGACTCCTCGGCTGGTCACCATCTTCGAGAACATGCCCTCCGACGACTTCCAGCAGGAGTACGAGTGTGCCTACATGGACGAGCAGGAGGCCTGGATCTCCTGGGAAGTCATCAAGCGAAACCAGGAGGAAGCCCAGGCCGAGAAGCTCTGGTACCGCCAGGCGAAGACCGTCGAGCGTGCGATGGCTGCGATTGAGGAAGTCGCGCTCGCGGTCCGGGCGGGTCAGGTGGAACAAGCCCTCGCCGGCGGGATGGACATCGGACGGAAGAAGGACCTGACGGAGATTACCTTCGTGGGTAAGGGGACGACGTCACACCTACCCTACCGCGCAGGCATCAGCCTGTCGGGGATCCCGTTCGATGACCAGCGCAGCGTCGCGACCCAGGCGCTGGAAAAGCTACCGGTCACACACCTGCTGATCGACAAGAGCGGGCTGGGAATGCAGATCGCCGAAGAGCTTGCCAAGCGCTTCCCAGGTAAAGCAGAAGGGGTGGACTTCACGAATGCGACCAAGGAGCTGTGGGCGGTCGAGCTCAAGGTCCGGATGCAGCGGGGCGAGGTTCCGATCCCGCTGGATCGTGACCTGAGCTATCAGATCCACAGTCTCAAGCGCAAGGTGACAATGGCCAAGAACGCAGTCTTCGATACTGCAGGCAATGAGAAACACCACGCCGACAAGTTCTGGTCACTGGCGTTGGCTGTCTGGGCGGCCCGCCCGGCAGACGTGACGGAGCCGAGAGTGCGATGGGTTCGCTGAGCGTCCGTCAGCGCTTCGGCCGGTGGCTGCTCAAGGCCGCGACAGGTGGGAGTATCGTCCTCGTCCCGCCGTGGAACCGCCGAGCCTTCATGCGCCCGACCTACCAGCAGCTGGCGCTGGAGGGCTACCAGGGATCCGGCGCCGTCTTCGCCTGCATCTCGGCCCTGGCCTTCGGCTTCCCGAAGCCGCCTCTCCTGGTGTGGGAGGAGACGGAGGCTGGGCGTGTTCCTCTGCCAGATCACAACCTGAGCCGGCTCTTGGCCAGGCCGAACGATCAGATGGGCCTGCGCGAGCTACTCCAGTTCACCATCATCTACATGGCCATCGGGGGCAAGGCCTACTGGTACAAGGTTCGCTCCTCGGCCAAGAGAGTCGTCGAGCTGTTGCCCGTCCATGCTGGCCAGCTGACGCCCGTCGCCAGCGAGACGGCGCTTGTCGATCACTATGAGCTCGAGACGGGGGCTGGGCAGAAGCAACCGATCGCCGAGACCGACGTCGTCGCCTTCCCGTGGCTGCCGCATGCCCTCAGCCCGCAGATGGCCCTGGCTCCGCTGGTGGCGGTGGCCCGAGAGGTGGACACCGACAACGAGGCCACGCGCTACTTGTTCAGCCTGCTCAAGAATGATGCCATGCCCCGCCTGGCGCTGGTCCTCCCGAAGGATGCCCAACCTCTGACGGACGAGTCCTTCGACCGCATGAAGGAGCAGTGGACGGAGGAGCACGGCGGGGAGAAGCGAGGCGGGATCGCCCTGCTCGAGGGCGGGCTCGATGTCAAGCAGCTGGCCTCTAATCTGAAGGAGCTCGAATTCAACGTCCTGCGGCGCGTGCCCGAGGCCCGGATCTGCGCCGCCTTCCGCGTGCCGCCGGTCATCGCCGGGCTCAACGTGGGTCTGGAGCAGATGACCTACGACAACGTCAAGGGAATGCGCCTCGAGTTCACCGAAGGGATCCTGTCCTCCCTGTGGGAAATGTTGGCCGACAAGGTCACCCAGGACCTCCTGCCCGAGTTCGGCGAGCAAGGCAAGAAGATTGTCGCCTTCGACACCAGCAAGGTGCCGGTGCTGGCCGAGAAGACCGAGGCCCGCCGGCAGTCGGCACTCACAGCGATGCAGGCCGGGGCCATCACCGTCAACGAGTACCGGGCGGCCGCCTCCCTCCCGCGGGATGAGAACGGCGATGTGTACCTCCGCTCCATTGCCACCATCGAATCGCCGGGGCAGTTCACTGCACCCAAGGGCAAGGCCCCACCGGGCAAAGCCGAAGGGCCCAGCCCGTCCGGAGGGGACGAGCCCGGACCCATGCCCGGACCCTCCGGCCCGGCTGGGGCCGTGACCAAGATGGCTCACAAGCGTGCATCCCCGGCGGACATGCGACGCCTGGCGAAGGTCGTCGCCGCCCAGCGGGCCGTCCGGGAAAAGCTCACACCCAAGATGGCCAAGGAACTCGACAAGTGGTTTGGGGATCAGGCAGACCGAGCCATAGCCAGGGCGAAAGCAGCCAAGGGGCCCAAGGGGACAAAGCAAGACCTCCCCAACCCCGAGGACCTCATCACTGCCGGCGACGGGAAGGAGCTGGCGAAGCTGCTCGGCGGGTTCTACCTCGAAATCATCAGGCAGACTTGGCCGCTATGGAATGACGAACTGAGCTCGGATCTCGTCTTCGACGCTGCCGACCCAGCCGTCGCTCGCGTCCTGGCAATGGCCGGCGATCGCGTGAAAGACATCAACGAGACGACCATTGAGAACCTGCGCGTTCTCCTGGAGCAAGGCCACGAGCAGGGCTGGAGCATCGACCGTATCGTGCGCGGGGATCCAGAGAACGGGATCCCAGGTTTGCGCGACATCATCGAGGAGAGCTACAAGAACCGCTCCGAGACGATCGCCCGCACCGAACTGGGCACAGCGCAGAACCTGGCCTCGGCCGAGCGCTATGACGAAGCCGGGGTGAGCCAGGTCATCGTCTTCGACAACGGGGCGGGCGACGAGGACCAGCCCTGCATTGACGCCAACGGCCAGGTCTGGACGCTGGAGGAGATGCAGGCAAATCCCCTAGAGCACCCGAACTGCACACGGAGTTTCGGCGCGTTCTTCTCCGAGGAGTCTGCGCGGCCGGCAACTTATGGAGCAAAGGACATGCCTGATCGACGCGTCGATGGTCTGATCCGCAAGGTAGACGAGCTTACCGAGGTGCTGTCCACCCGTCCGATGCCGGCGGCACAAGGACCCCTGTTCGAGATCAAGGCCGACAACATGACGATCGAGCAGCGGCCCGAGATCAAGAACGAGATCACGGTTCCCGCGCCGGACATGCGCCCTGTGGCGGAAGCCGTCGAGCGGGCAATGGAGCGGGTCGGGAAAGCGATTGAGGATGCCCCCGCACCGCCCCCGGGGCCTGCGCCGGTGGTCCAGGTCGATGTTCACGTGCCGCAGGGTCCTGAGCCCAAGGTCGAAATCGTAAACGAAGTCGAAGTGAAACTGCCCTCGCGGATCACGGGCAAGAAGACGATCCGGCGCGGGCGGGACGGACTGATGACGAGCGTCGAGGAGGAGACGGAGCTAGAGCCATGAGCGACCTAGCCTGCTACTGGCGCGCTGACCTGGATTGCTGGATGGCTAACGTCCCCACCACACTCAGCGCGCGAGCCGTAGACGGGATACGGGATTACCTGCTGCCCGTGCAGATCGACCGCCGGCGAGGCCTTGGACCGGGTGACGTGCGCGACGACCTGGACCGGGCGATTGCTGCCCTGGTAGCCCATCGTGCCGGCGACCGAGACAAGATCATGCAGAACGTCATCAGCGAGCGGGTCTTCACCAGCCACGAGCGGGTCGGGCCGTTCCGGTCCTTCCCGAGGGCGCTGGTCACTTTCCGAGAGCGCAAGGACGGGCCGATTGTCGGGCAGGTTGTCACCGGGGGATCGGATGATCCGGTCCTGATGGAGAATTGAAATGGCCGAGACGCAGACCGTCGAGGTGTTCGACTGTCCAGAGTGCGGGCAGGACAACTATGTCGAATGGGGGGCGAAGGAAAAGAGTCGGGAGATCGCCTGCTCGCGGCATGGCGTCGTCAAGAGCATCGATCAGCCCATGACCGACGACAAGGGGAACCCCATCGTCGTTCCCCTCGTGTACAACGAAGGTTATCAATTCGCCGTGAAGCGTCAGGCGGGGAAGAGGGGAGCCGTGCGCGAATTGAGCGAGATGGGGTCGTGGATCGAAACGGCCTCAGCCGTGATCGGGAAAGCGGAGGTTTAGATGGCAAGCACATGGACCGGCACCACACAGGGCGTCGCTTACGCCCTCAACAAGTACATGATCGACCTGTTCAACGCCGCTGCGTCTGCCCGTTACCTCAGGCTGCGGGAGATCGTGGCGCTGAACAACAGCATAGCCGCTGTGACGGGCGTCATCCTGCAAATGGAGATCCGCAAGTCCTCCGCGGCTTCGGCCGGGACGAGTATCACCCCGATCCCGCGTGACTCGTCCAATGGTGCGCTCGACGCCAACAGCACGATGGGGACAGGGCGGACGGTTACGGACGTGGCCGGGTACCTGTTCCGGCGCTTCGTGTTCGCCAATGAGGAGCCTGTCGTAGCCGGCGCGGCCTTCGCCAACTGGCTGACGCTGGTGCCGAACGGGCTGGTATGGCCCCCGAGTGTGGGGGATGCCGCCCTGCAACCGCTGACCATGCGGGCCGGCGTGGCGGAGGGCTATTCGCTCAAGAACATCACATCCACAGCCGTTGGTGCCTTGGATTGTGAGATGCATTTTACTGACGAGGCCAGTTGATCCTTGGCTGAGACCTGGATCGTTCGGACCAAGGGAACGGACACAGGCCAACTCGACGGCGGTGCGGCGTTGGCATGGGACTGTCCGTTCGCCATCGTGAACGAGTCGGATACCGACCTGATCGAGGTTCGGGAAATGTACGTCGAGTTGGCGCATGGCCTTTCGTCGGCAGTGGGCTACCTTGGGCCGGTGGACCTCGTGCGAATCTCGTCTGTGGCTGGCGGGCGGGATGAGGACGTGGTGAAGCACGACAGCTCTGCTGGAAACCTGCCGAGCCAAGTGCTCATCAAGCGCAATCCTGATAGCGTGACCGTCGGGAGCCGCTTTCGTAGGTTCGTCCCGGTCGGGATGCTGCATCAGACGTTCGCGACGACCTTCAACCTCCCGCGCTTTGGGCGACAAGGACAAGGCAAGGAACCGCTCGGCGCGGTGTTCGATGTGCTGGTCCCATCCGAGCAGGGGATCATCCTTCGGGAGGGGGAGGGCCTGGCGCTCTACATTCCGCTGACGGGTAATCAGAGTGACATGCGCGCCGCGGTCCAATTCAACGTATTGGCTACGGGAAAGACGTACACCGCCCGCCTCGGCTTCTCGCCCAAGGGACCGGGCGACACGATGTGCGCGATCTTCAACGGCTCCGGGTCGGGGGTCGTGCTGGACGTGCGCTACATCCAGGTCACGGAAGAGGTCGAGCAGTCCATCACCTACCCTCCGAAGTGCCGCGTCCTGGTTGGGCCGATGCACGTCGAGGAGGCCGAAGACCTGACGCCTCTCGCCTACAACAGCGGCAATCAAGCCCTGGCTTCCGGTGTCAAGTGCGTCAAGAATGGCTACCTCCGTCTCGATCAGTTTCGCACCGAACCGTGGTGGCAGGGGCAGGCGATCTACGAAGGAGCCGCGGGGCAGATGGCGCAGTTCAAGGTTGTGTACGCGCATCAGCGCATGAATGCCAGGATCATCGAGTTCCGGTGCCGGACGCAATCGTTCCCGTTTGCCAATCGGCACGTCATCGACCTTGTTGGCAAGGGGGCCAAGACTGGTATCCGTCTTCGCAAGGGCGAGGGGATGGCGGTCGCATGGGGCTCGAACCTCGGGCTGTTCGGGGCGGCTCCGGTGGTGCAAGAGGTCTTCCCGATGGGGTCAAACAACAACGATTTCGTGGCCGTCTTCACGCGCGAGGACGTTCCGCCAGCGCCGGGTGGCGGTGCGGGCTACAGCCGGGGGCGGGTGGTAAATCCATGAGGAAACTCAAGCTCTCGACGGCCGCCGTTCTGATGGTGCTGATGGTCGACTCGACCGATCATGTCACGGGCAAGACCCTCCTCACCCTGACCATCACCGCCTCCAAGAACGGCGATGCTTTCGGTTCGATCACGCCCACCGTCACCGAGCGGGGGTCGGGCTGGTATAGCCTGGCGCTGACCTCGGCTCACCTGGACACGCTGGGCGACTTGGCTCTGCACATCACGGGGGCGGCGGCCGACCCGGCCGATGTGCTGGCGGAGGTCGTCGCCTACGATCCGCAGGCGGCGACGAACCTGGGTCTGACGAATCTGGACGTGGCCAGCTCGACGCTTGAGACAGCGATCGCCACGCGTGCGGCCCCCGGCGATGCGATGGCCCTCACCGGCGCGGCGGTCGATGCGATCTTGGACGACGTTGTCGAAGGGGCCTTCACCCTGCGCCAGTTCATCCGCCTCTTCGCCGCGGCCCTGTTCAACAAGTCCTCGGGCGGCGGCACGGCCACGATCATCTTCCGCGACCGAGGCGACACCAAGGCGCGCATCTCAGCTACGGTAGACGCGGATGGGAACCGGACGGCCGTCGTGGTCGATGGAACCTAAATGCTCATACAGCCGGGTTACTGGCCCGACACCTACTGGTCCGACCGCTACTGGACGGCCGACTACTGGCCCGAGTTCGGCGGGGGTGGTCCTCCACCGCCACCTCCAGCGGCCGAGGAGAGCGGCGGTGGACCCGTCCAGGTATTCGAGCGTCGCAGGGCAGCACTCCAAGAGCGGCTGCGCCGGGAAGACGAGGAGCTGGTCATTCTGCTTTAGGGAGCACGCACACGGATGGCGGGTCGGTGGGCTAACTTGGAGGCGCTATGGAGCACAAAGCCTTTCCCATGCTTGAGAAGCAGGTCGAGGAGCGCACGGTCAAGCAGCTCTTCGCCATCATGGGAGTCGTGGACGATGGGGGAGACCGCATTCATCCCGGCGCTTTCGCCAAGACGCTGGCCGAGCGTTACGATCGGGTGAAGGTACTTTGGCAGCATGATCGCTGGGAGCCTCCCGTCGGCGTACCGGCGCTCCTCAAAGAGTTGTCCAAACCCGAGCTACCGCCCACCTTGACGGCGAAGTTCCCGGACGCGACGGGGGCGCTCTACGGCGAGATCAAGTATCTCGACACGCCACGAGGGAACGAGATCCTGGTCGGGATCCGCGAAGGGGCCATCACCGAGAACAGCTTCGGTTACGACCCGATGAAGGCCGACTTTGAAGCACCCGATGGCGATCTACCTCAGGTGCGCAACCTGCGCGAGATCCGGCTGTGGGATGTGAGCCCGGTGAACTGGGGCATGAACGAAGCGACCATGAACATGAAGGTCGCCCTGCCCTACAAGGACACGGGGAAGGCGGATGAAGGAGAGGCATGGTCGGCCCCGACCCTGGCGGACTTCACCGATGGGCCGTGGGAAGAGTACTCCAGTTCGGAGAAGCGCCGCATCGCCAATCATTTTGCTTGGGCCGCCTCGATGCCCCCCGAGTCCTTCGGCGACCTGAAGCTGCCGCACCACCAAGCCTCGAAAGACGGCATTGGCCCGGCGGCCTGGAGGGGTGTGGCCGCCGCGATGGCTGCGCTGCTCGGCTCCCGCGGTGGAGTCGAGATCCCGGAGGCGGATCGCCAAGCCGTGTATTCACACTTGGCCTCGCACTACAAGGAGTTCGACAAAGAGCCGCCTGAGTTCAAGACGATCCAGGCACTCTATCTGTGGTCGAAGGCTCGACCGCTCCTGGCCGAACTGAAGGAAGGGCGAGTGCTGAGCTCGGCCAATGTCGAGCGCGTGAAGAAGGCGCTCGAGTCAATGTCTGGCGCGTTGTCCACGCTGGAGGAGCTCCTGGCAGCCGCTGAGCCGCCCAAGTCTGGGCACTCCGCACTCCCGGTGGAGATGATCCGGCGCCGTATGCGATCCGCCGAACTGGCAATCGCGCTACGTACTCCACTCTGAGCACGGAGGTTCAACATGGATCCAAAGGCACACATCAAGGGCCTCTACGACGAGGCCGCCACGCTGCATAAGCCGGTACAGGCCCTCCTGGCTGAGTTCGAGGGCAAGGAGATGCCGGCCGAGAAACAGGCCGAGCTCGATACGGCCCTGACCGGCGTCGAAGCCAAGATCGCCGAAGCCAAGCGCCTTGAGCGCGTCATGGCCACTGGCGAGTTTCTGAACGCTCCGGCCGGCGTCCCGGCAGGGCTTTTCGCCGGCGAGAAACCGCAGAAGCGCGGGGCCGACCCGGTCTTCAAGAGCATGGGCGACCAGCTGATGGCCGTCAAGGACCTGGCAACCGGCAAGCGGCGGGACGAACGCCTCTTCGAAGAGAAGGCGCTGGGCCTGAACGAGGAGATCGGCTCCGAAGGCGGTTTCCTCCTGCGGCCGGCCTTCTCCGACGAGCTGTGGCAGCGCGTCTACGAGGTCGGTGCCCTGGCATCGCGCGCACGCCGCTTCCCGTTCCCGGCCGGGTCCAACACGCTGACGATCAACGCGGTCGATGAGACCTCGCGGGTGACCGGCTCGCGCTCGGGGGGCGTCCAGTCCTACTGGCTCGCGCCGGGCTCGACCATCACGCCGTCAAAGCCCAAGTTCCGCCAGATCGATCTGCGGGCGAAGAAGCTGGCCTCGCTCTACTATGCCACCGACGAAGAGCTGGCCGATGTGACCACGCTGCAGGCGACCGTCAGTGACTTCATGACGGCCGACATGGCCTGGATGCTCGATGAAGGCATCCTGAACGGCACCGGCGCCGGGCAACCGCTCGGCATCCTGAACAGTCCGGCTCTCGTCACCATCGCCAAGGAAGCCGGCCAGGCGGGCCTCACGGTCGTCGCGGAAAACATCTCCAAGATGTGGGCCCGCTGCTGGGCTCGGTCGCGCGCCAATGCGGCCTGGTTCATCAATCAGGACGTTGAGCCGCAGTTGGACGCGATGGGTCTGACAGTCGGTCTGGGAGGCGTTCCGGTCTACATGCCTCCCGGTGGCATCGCCGATGCTCCCTATGGGCGCCTGAAGGGACGGCCGGTGATCACCATCGAGAACTGCCCGACGGTGGGCACGGTAGGTGACATCGTCCTGGCCGACCTGTCGCAGTATTTCCTGGCTGAGAAGGCCGGCATCCAGATGGCCTCGTCGATCCATGTCCAGTTCCTGACCGACGAGTCGGCCTTCCGCTTCACCTATCGCTGCGACGGGGTACCGGCCTGGAATGCAGCCCTGGTGCCAGCGAAGGGCACGAATAGCCTCTCGCCGTTCGTCGCCCTGGCGGTCAGAGCCTAACCCCGGAATCCCTGGGGCAAATCCGAAGCCTTTGCCGAGAGGGCCGCCCACGCGGCGGCCCTCTCCAGGAGAAACCAGACATGCCCGCTCTTCCGTTCCTTCCCGAGCAGTACAAGATCGTGAACTGCCTGGCGCCAGCGGCGGACGCCGGCGGCCGCACGGGGGCCTTCGTCTCGCTCAAGAACGTCCACATGGCCTACGTGCTCTTCCACATCACCCAGGGCAATGCTGCAACCATCGCCCTGACGATCAACCAGGCCACGAACGTCGCCGGTGCGGGGTCGACCCCCATCACGGTGGTGGTGCCAATCTGGGTGAACCTGGACACGGCGGCCTCCGATGCTTTCGCCCGCGCGACGGCTGCGGTGAGTTACACCACCGACGCCGGGGTGAAGCTGAAGATCGTCGTGTTCCAGATCGATCCAGCCACGCTGAATCTCGCGGGCGGGTTCGACTGCATCGCCGGGATCACGGGCGCCTCGAACGCGGCCAACATCACCGAGGCCGAGTTCTTCCTGCTCGAGCGCTACCCGCAAGCAGTCCCGCCGTCGGCGATCGTGGACTGACCCTGACCTGAGTGGGGGCATCCTCTCCCGGGAGAGGATGCCCCCGAGAAACGCGAGGTAACACATGCCTGCACCCTTCAATCCCTCGACCATCGACGCCTACCAGGCGATCATGCAGGGGATCCGCGTCACGCGCCCAACGGCCATTGTTCCGGCTTCGGGCGTGTCGCACAGCCTGTTCCAGAACTCGGGGCCAGTCCTGCTGACCGGCCTGATCGGGCGTGCCACGGCCGCCGCAGATGCCAATGCTGAGCTGATCAAGGTCTTCATCGGCGCGGCCGGTGCGACCGACATCTCTGCGGTCAGCACCACGGTCGCCACGATGGTGATCGGCTCCCTGTTCTACATCACGGGAGTCTTCGCCACGGCCCTGGCCATTGTGGTGGGCACGATCCCGGTGACCCAGGCGACGTTCCGTGCGACCCCGATGATCAACTCGATCATCTGGCCGGGCTCGACCCTCCCCTTGGGGATCGTCGGCTCTGTGGCGAGCAACCTGACGCTGTCGGTCGAGTGGCATTGCTTCTATGTGCCCCTCGTCCCTGGCGCGACCGTCGTCGCCCTCTAACAGGGGTACCCATGAGGGGGAGGGGTAACCCTCCCCCTCTCTCGAGGTGAGACAATGCCACTCCAAGGCTCACGAGGCCTTGACCTCATCAAGGGCGAACTTGGAAGCCTGCTCACGGTTGTGGCCGCGGGTGCAACGGCGGGTGTCAACGGTGCGGCCTATCTCACCAATGGTGAACGGTCACGCTTCATTGCCGTCCTCGACCTCACCGCCGCGGCTACCGATGTAGACGATACGCTCGATGTCTATCTGGACACCTCCATCGACGGCGGCACGAGTTGGCTCAACTCGGCGCATTTCACTCAATGCCTGGGCAACGGCGGAACGAAGAAGTTCTTTGCCGTCCTCGACCCGACTACGCCTGGGACAGCCGTCCTTGCGGCGGCCACGGACTGTGCCGTTAGCGTGGTGCGTCCATCGCTGGTGGGTGATGCCTTCCGGGGCCGGTATGTCATCGTAGACCCGACGGCGGCCAATGCTGCCTTCTCCTTCACGCTGAAACTCTATGCGATGGGGGGGCGGTGGGGCTAAATGGCCAGCCTGGTGACGCCGGCTCTGGTCAAGATCCTGGTCAAGACCGGGCTGACCGACGAGGAGCTGCAGACCATCATCGACCTCGAAGAGGCGGAAGTCATCCGCCTCTTCGGGGCGCACTACACTGGCGCTTCCCAAGAGATCACCGAGACGCTCCACGGCGGCGGCAAGAGCCTGTGGCTGCGTCGGCGGATCGTGTCGGTCACCTCGATCAGCGAGGACGGCCAAGCTCTGACCTCAGGAGAGTACCGGGTCTGGCCCGATGAAGGGCGCATCCAGCGGCTGAGCGGCATGACCGCTTGGCTCTCCGGCGACGATGATGACACCATCCAGAACAAGTGGGGACAGGTCATCGTCATCGTCTACAAGCCGGCCGACGACTCGGGCCAGCGGAAGCCGGTGATCATCGAGCTCGTCCGCCTGGCGCTGGAACGGACATCGATGGCGAGCGAGAGCGTGGGCGGCGAGTACTCGTATACCGCGCCGATTTGGGAAGAGCGGCGGGCCCAGATGCTGAAACGTCTGAGCCTCGGCCGCACTTAGGAGAGACGCATGGCTACTTTGACGGTCCAGCAGATCGCCCGCAGCGCAACCGGCCTGTTGCCGACTTACGCGGCGGCTGCTGCTGGCGGGGACCAGTTCCCCAACGACGGGCAGCGCACGTTCTTCCACATGAAGAACACGAATGGCGCCGGGCGGACGGTCACTTTCGCCACCTCCAAGACGGTCGAGGGCCTGGCCGTGGCGGACTTGGCGGTCGCACTCGCGGCCACCACTGGTGACGTGATGGTTGGTCCGTTCCCGGCCGAATACTACAACGACATCAATGGCATGGTCCAGGTCACATACACCGCGGATGCCGGCGTAACCGTAGCGGCGATCCGGCTGTAGGAAGGGGAGCACATGGCGACGCTTACGGTTCAACAGATTTCCAAGACGGGGTTGGTTCATGCCCTCACGCCGGCGGCCGGCGGAGGGGACGCCTTCGCCAACGACGGCCAACGGACATTCTTCCACGTGAAGAATGCCGACGCTACCCCGACCACGGTCACCTTCGTTACCCAGAAGGCGGTTGATGGGCTGGCGGTGGCCGACTTGGCCGTTGCGGTGACGAACGGGACGGAGCAGCTCGTCGGTCCATTCCCAGCGGAGGTCTACAACGACGCCAACGGCCTGGTCCAGGTGACCTACTCGAAGGTCACGTCGCTCACGGTAAATCCGTTCAGGCTCTAGATGGGCATTGAGAGCCACCTGGCGCACCGTTGCACGATCCAGCGCGGCGAGGACGACGGTCCGGACGGGTACCGGCAGACCCGCCAGACGCTGCGCATGGTGACTCAGGGTGTCCCCTGCCGGCTGATTGAGAAGGCCCGGACCTTCGTTTCCACGGAAACGGCGCAGCTCGTGACGAAGGCTACCTACAGCCTGCTGTTGCCGGCGGACACGGACATCCAGGTGGCCGACAACATCCTGGAGGTAATCGTGGAGGATGGGGCGAGCGCCGGGAAGGATTTCCTGGTCGACGTCGTCCTGAAGCGCAGGAACCAGGGGACGGCTCAGTTCGTCGCTGCCGTCCTGAAGGAGATGACCTAAGATGCACAGCCTGATGCTCCAGATTGGGGCTGACAAGTTCGAGGAGCTCAACCGTCGGGCGACGGAGGGCGGCTTCGTCTCGATCGAGGCTTACCTGCTGCATGTCGCCGGCTTGGCGCCGGCTGCACAGGTTCCCGAGGAACCTCGGCCAAGGATTCGCAACAAGAGCGTCGTTGACAGCGGAGCGCAGGGTGCCTAACGTACTCCTCGACTGGCGAGGGCCGCAGCTCCTGCGCGAGATGGAGAAGGCCAGCGAGGAAGCGCTGGTCGAGTTCGGCTTGCGCCTTGAGACCGCGGCTAAGAGCCAGCTGCGCAAAGGGCATGGCGTTGTGACCGGGACCCTTCGCCGATCGATTCACATGGCCTCGCCCGACTATGACTTCGCCGGGGACAACGTGCCTCCCGCGGCCGGCACGCCCGAGCGCGGCGGCAGGGAGGCCCGCGTAGGCCGCGAGGCAGACAAGATTGCCATCGAGACCGGGTCTGGCTTGGAGTATGCGATGGCGGTCCATCAGGGACACGGGACGTTCGACGGCTACCACTTCATCACGGGCCCTTTCGAGCAGCTCAAGGGAAAGTTCGATGGGATCCTGGCCCGCAAGGCCAAGGCGCGCCTCAAGTGATCGATCCCGTCGAGGCCCTGATCTCCCTGGCGCTGACCGATGCGGGTTTGGCTGCCCTGGTGGGCGATCGGATCTCGCTCCGTCACAAGTTCGGCGCTGGTCAGGGAGACTGGCCGCTGGGCTCAAAGGCGCTCACCTTCCGGTGGGATAGCGGGAATGCCGATCCCTACATTGAGGTCCAGACGCCGCGCATCGAGGCTCGCTGCTACGGCGAATCGTTCTACGAGGCGGGCAAAGTCTACCAAGCGTTGGTGGCCTGGAGCCGCTCCGTTGAGCGGCTCCAGGTCGAAACCAGCCAGGGCATGGCCCTCGTGTACTACGCGCTGATGGACAGCGCGCCGGGAATGTTCATCGATCCAGACCTGGGGGCCGAGACGCTCCTGGTCTTCATGGAAGCGGCCGTGGCCGAACCGGCTACGGCCTAGTTAGGGAGAGTGAAGCATGGCGAACAGTAAACCCTTCGAGCAGCTCACCGGATCGCTCAAGGTCTACATTGCACCGTCGATCGAGGCCGAGCCCGTCGTCAATGCCACGCCGGCCGGCAATTGGCTCGTCCTGGGCGGGACCGATGGGGAGCAGAAGATGACCCACGGCGGGGATCTGACTTTCTTCCGGGACAACGAGCATCAGGCGCCGGTGAAGTCCGTCCGTGCCGAAGAGGACGTGATTCTCACGTACACCCTTGTCGGTCTGACCCTGGAGAACTACGCCAAGGTGCTGCACAACGTCTCCAACGTCGTCGCCGCGGGCGGGCCTCCGGCAACGAAGACGATCCGCCTCAAGAAGGGCGAGACGCCCACCGAGTACAGCATTCTGTTCAAGGGCACGGCCATCTCGCCCTATGGGGCCTTCCCCGGCCAGTATTACATCCCACGCTGCGTGATCGCCGGAGAGCCCGCTGCAACATTCACCCGTGGCGGTCGACCGGGGCTCGAGGTGATCGTCCACGCGCTGGAGGACGACACCCAAGCGGCCGGTATGGAACTGGGGTGGCTGAAGTGCCAAGTGTCATGAAATGACCTCGGGCATCTACGCCATCCAGAATGGGCCGAACGGGAAGCTGTACATCGGCAGCGCGTCCAAGGGCTTCGGCCAGCGCTGGTCGGCCCACAGGCGAATGTTGCTTACCCGGAGCCATCCCAATCGGCATTTGCAGGCCGCATGGAACAAGCATGGGGGGGCCGCATTCAGGTTCGTCCGTCTTGAGTTCTGTGCGCCCGACCGCTGCATTGAGCGTGAGCAGTGGTGGATAGACCTGCTGAGGCCCAAGTACAACATCTCCCCCACGGCCGGAAACTGCTTGGGCGTGAAGCATAGCCCGGAAACCCGCAGAAGGATCTCGGCTGGGAAAAGGGGCCGAAAGCTCGCGGTGCCGTGCTCCCCCGAGCACCATGCCAACCTAAGAGCGGCATGGAAAAGAGGTAACAGGTTCACTCCTGTGGTCCGCGCCAAAATGAGCGCAGCGTCGAAAAATAGGAAACGCGAGGCTCCAACGGACGAGACGCGAGCCATGATCGCGGCTTCCTTGATGGGCCACCCGGTCTCAGTAGAAACGCGCACGAAGCTGAGGGAACTCAATCTGGGCAAGACCCACGGCCCTCACTCCCCAGAAACCAGAGCCAAGATCGGCGCAACCCACCGCGGTAGAAAGCACACTCCCCAGGCTAGGGGCAAATATGGTTGCTGGCCACCAACGGCCAAAGGAGGCCTGAGTGCCGGTAGCGACACTACGCTTCAACGAACTCCGTCCAGAGCGGGACCACTTTGAGCTGGAAGACGGAACCAAGATCGACTTCCTCTCGCGGGCCGAGATGGACGTCGCTGGACTGGCCCGCCTGAGCCGCATTCTGCGGGACATGATCGATGCGGGACAGTCCTTGGTGAAGAAGCCGGCGGACGAGAAGGCGGCGGCCAAGGCGGCCGCGGCGCAGGATGCGGCAGTGCGCTTTATCCTGCCTGAAATCTCGGCGGAGACTCTTGGCAGCCTGGGCATGGGCCAGAAATCGCGCCTGCTGGAGTGGTGGCGGGAACGCAACCTTCCCGCCGGGCCCGGCCAGGGGAAAGCCCAACCGGGCTAGCGGGGCTGCGTCTTGCCCGGCTGGTCCGGTTCTATCACCTCGACCCGCGTGTCCTGGCTTCGCTCCCCGAGTGGCTGTTCGCCCCGCTTGAGGAGCACATTGCCACGTTGAGAGTTGAGGAGACACAGAGGGCCCTGGCCGTGATGCTCGCTCCTCACAGCAAAGACATGCAGCGCATCCTCCATGCCGAGGCGGAGGAGATCTACTCGCGCCTGGCCGGGCCGGCTCACGAGCAGGGGGTCGTCGAGAACGATCCAGAGAAGGCGGCGGAATGGTTCGCCTCCATTGGGGCTGAAGTGGTGCAATAGTGGCGAGCCTCGGCATCGCGACGTTGCGCACGGAAGTTTCGCTGGAAGGCCTAAAGCGTGGGCTGGCCACGGCTCAGGCACAGACGAAGCAGAGCTTCGCCGGGATGGCCTCGACAGCCACCACTCTGCTGGCGGGCATTGGCGTTGTCGCCGGTGCGGGTGCGGCCATCAAGAAGCTGGCCGACGACGCCTCGGCCTTTCACCTGGCCATGAAGGATCTCTCAACGGCCACGGGGGTGGAGGTCGAACAGATCAGCCGGCTGATCCAGGTGGGCGACGACTTCCGCGTCTCTCAGGGGACCATGACGAAGGCCCTGGAGATGGCCGTCAAGAACGGATTCCTGCCGACCATCGACAACTTGGCCACTCTGTCCGACCATCTACTTTCAATTCCGGATCCGACAAAGCGGGCGGCCGAGGCGGCCAAGATCTTTGGCAAAGGCTGGGCCGATGTCGCTCCATTCCTGCTTTCGGGCGGCAACGCCATCCGTGCGAACTCGGCCGCAGTCAATGAGAGCTTGGTCACGACAAAAGAGGCGGCCAAGCGGTCCGAAGAGTACTTCCAGGCGGTGGACACGCTAAACGATTCGCTGCAGGGTCTGGCCCTTACCGCCGGTACTGGCGTTATACCGGCCTTCATCGGGATCGTGGACTCCCTAAACAGGGCCCTTATCGCGGCCCAGCAGCTCGGCTTCATCTTGAACTGGATTGACTACACCGTCCTCCCCCACGATACCGACGCGTGGAAGGAAGCCGCAGCTGTGATCCTGGATTTCGAGGGCGCTCTGGGCAACGTCGGATCGGAACTCCACGGCCTTGCCGAAGAAGTGGGATCTGCCTTCAGCGCTGTTCCATCCGTCGTCGAGACCTCTTTCAAGGCCACATTCAGCGTACAGGTTCTGGATGATTACGCTCAGCGATTGCTGGACCAGGGACTATGGCACTTCTTCGATGCCAGTGGGAAGTTCGTTTTGGGGGCGGGGGAGCAGATCGTGATTGGTGGTGGCGGCGCAGGCATGGCGGGCGGTGGGGGGGGCAGTCATGGTTACTACAAGGATGGCGTTTGGTATCCCACCGCCACCTACGAACAGGCTGTAGCAGGCGCCGGTGGTCAGCATGGCCTCGACATGATCGTCCCACCCGGCTTCCCGAATGACAGCTTCCCCATCATGGGCACCTCGGGCGAGCGCGTTCAGATCACCCCTGAGGGTGCTGGCGGCGGGGCCGGGGGACCGCGTGTGATTATCGAGCAAGTGATCCTCCGTGCCCCCCTCGAGGTCGAGGAGCTCGTGGCCGTCTTGGAGAGACTGTAGTGGGCCAGACTTGCCGCCTGATCTTTGGGGCCATCGAGATCGAGCTCGCCGGTAAGAGCGGTTTGGGGTTCCGCCTCCCGCGGCCTGCCCAGGCGCCCACAAGGTTCACGGGCTCAGAAGAGAACCCGATCTTTGTACGGGTCGTCGAGTCCTATAATCTCAGCTTGGTAGCCTCCTCGGACAACGATGTAGCTTCCAGGATCGAACAGCTTTTCGGCGTGCTGCGCGCCGCGAAGCTGTTTGGCGATGGGGGGTGGCAAATCACTCCGGTCTATCTCAAAGAGCAGCTTCCAGATGAAGCGAATGCCAGGTACGCACTTGTGTACGGTTCTCCCGACATGGAGATCCCCGACCTTTTCCATTCCAAATATCGGGCTACCAAATGGGTCGAGAACTTCGGCCTATCCATCACCCGCGGCATCTGGCGGTCGGCCCCGCCCACGGCCCTGCCCACAGCCACGACGCTGACAGAGGTGGGCGGTGCGGACACGGATTCGATCTTCTCCGTCGTCACCGGGGACTATGCCAAGCAGAGCATCGACAAGATTTTCAACTGGACCGTGGCCTCGGGTTGGGGGTTCGATCTGTGGGGATCTGTCAATTCTACCCTCTTCCCAAATAGGACGGCCGGCGACATTCTCTATCTGGCTTCTACAACCAATACCAACGTGCCGTCTACGGTCGGTTTCGATGTGGTGACAGCGAGCGATGCCGCAAACAATACATTCGCCTGGGAATACTACAACGGCGCATGGACGGCTCTCGGTCGTGGCGTGACCTTCGGCATGCTTGGTCCCAATGGGCTGTATACCTACTCTGATCCGGTGGTCTTCGGTGGAATTGGGCGATGGTTCCTGAACTTCCAGGTTCCGCTTGATTCAACGGCCCTGTTGCTGAATGGGCTCACCCGGCACTGGGTCCGCATTCGGATAACCGCCGCAGGCACATGGACGGTATCCCCGGTTCTATCCGCCACTCAATCCCCGTGGGTCCCGGCGAAGAACATTGCTCGCATTCCTGCGGCCGCGGTTGGCGGGAAGCGGCCCCCATTTGTGAACATCCGCATTCGCGGCCTGGATGGTCCTGCGCCCAATGAGGCTCAATCGCCATCCCCGATGACTATCAGCCAGGCCATCGTCGGCCTGAGAAGCAACCGAACGGGCTTTGTTTCGATGCTGGGGCTATGGAATCCGCCAACGGGCTGGACGAAGGCCGCGGGTACGGACGCCAGTGCCATCAATGACTTTCGGGGCGCTGAGCAGTATGCGGTTCGCACCTCCTTCGCTACGCAGACAAGCATCATCTACACGCGCCACACGCTCACCGGGACTGACAAACTGACGGATTGGCGTGGTGAGTATATGGTCTTCATCCGCGCTCGGCAGAATGCCGGAGCGATTGGCGATTGTGCCGTGACCTTTTCGTGCTTCATCGGGCGGGATGCCTCTGTGGGCGAGGGGGCGGTCCGCTACGGATTGAATTATGACATCGGCGGCGTGAAGCTCCAATCCATCGACAAATACGAGCTTGTCTACTGCGGCACGCTCAAAATCTCGTTTGAGGAAACGGTCTCGGCAGACGATCTCACAACCAGTGTCTTCTTCCGCATCCACAATCAGAGGAATGCGGGCGCCGCGACCGTAGACAACGGGGATATTATCCTCATTCCCATTGACGAATGGGCTGCAATTCTCTCCGATCCTCTCTCGGATGTCTCTGTTGGGACCTCTGCGCTTCGCAGGTGTAGCGGCCTGGACCTGGATAATGGCCTCCTGCGCCAACGCCTGAGCAAGTATCAAATGGGATCGGATGGAGGCATTCACCGGGTAGAGCCTTGGGAGTTACGGGGTGAGCCGCCGCGGCTGGAACCCGGCGTCATCAATGATCTGCATTTTCTGGCCTGCCATTACCCCAGCACTTGGGGAGCAGGCCCCTGGCTGGCCGCAACAGAGACGATGATGGGCGTGCAGGTCTACATCCACGACGTCTACGATGTCCTGCGGGGTTCCGGCTGATGAGTAACATCTTCCCCGGTAGTGTGATCCTGAAGAACAACCCTGTCACACAATGGGAGAAGTACAGCAGAACTTGGTCGGTTGCTCCAGCGATCATGGCTCTGTCTTGTAGAGAATCGGCTGACAGCGGGCCTGAAGACTTCCGAATGAAGCTCGGCGGGGACTTGGGAGAGCTTCGAGAGATCTTCACAAATGGTCTCGGCCGGCACATTGATGTTGCTATGCCCTATGGCCCCGTCTTCTGGGACGGACAGGTGACGAAAATCATCTTCAGGGCGGGGCCGCTGGAACTCTCCAGGAATGTGAACGAGGTTTGGAACAGGATTTGGCTGCGCTACCGGACAATCGGGGGGACTTCCACCAGCCGCTCTACAACGCTCAACGACACCACAAGCCAGGATCAATACGGCATTCGAGAGTTCGTCGGGACGATTGGCGAAGTCAATGCGCTCGCCGAGGCGGACCAACTGGCGAACCGCTACCTGGACTACAACGCCAGGCCGCGGGTGTTCATGGCGATCAACCCCTCGGCCGGGAGAATCTCGGAGAACAACATCAGTCTGGAGATTGTTGGCAAGGGCTACTTCGATACACTGAACTGGAAGCGCTACAACCAGACGGCCTCCACCGGAACCAAGAACGCCGACCTGGTAGTGGACGACATCATCACCGCCGTCGGGGACTTCATCGCATCTTCCCGAACGGAGACGAACACGACCCCGACTCCCAAGGTGTACGACATTGATCGCAAGGGCGGTGAGATCATCAAATCCATAGCCGGCATGGGCGATTCTTCCTATAACCGCTGGATTGCACGACTGAATGTTGGACGGGCGTTCGTATTCGAGGCTGCCGCTTCCCCAACTATTGCGGCTACCGCGGTGAAGTTCCGCCTGAATGTCTTCGATGATCCATTGGTGATCCATAACCATCTGGGTCGACCGATGGCGGGCTATGAGATCGTCCCAAATACTTGGCTTCGGGCGCGGGGCGCTCTTCTGGTCTCGGGTGTTCCGGCATCCCTACTGGAAGATGCCGAGGCCGCCTATATCGAGACAGTTGATCGAAATCTGGTTGGAGGTGACTTCCAAATCCTCACCAGCCGCCTACAGCGCGGGGATGTGATGTTGGCTCGGGCAGCATCGGGGACGGGGGCCTAAAAATGGCAGCGGAACCGGGCGGCGGCGTCGGAGGTGGAAGCCTTCCACCCTGGGAGCCGGATGAGAGCTTCTACTACAATGGCGGGAGCAAGGATCAAACCGGGACTGCGGATACCGGGACCGTGATCGGTGTAGCGGGGGAGAAGACTTTCGCCGCTGACAAGGACCAGTTCGCCGGCTATATTGGCTCGCTCGTGCAAGATGAGATAGAGTGGAATCCCGACAAGCTGTTCCAGTTCATCAACGGGTGAGATGATGGAGATCAAATCGGGCGGAAAACTACCTGATGGACGCGAAGCGATCTATTGGACTGTCGCTTGTGACGAATGCGGCAAGCCACTCATGAGTGTCGCCGACGACATCTCCCTGAAAGCATGCCGTGCCGAGGCCAAGAAGGTGGCCGATGGTGCGGGTTGGATATTGACCTCGGGCTATCCAGGCCTAAGCTTGCCGAAATGTCTTTGCCCGGATTGCGAGAGTCGCGAAGAATGAAAGTTTGGCACGACGATCTTTATCTTCTGGCGGCCAATGACGAGAAGGACGTTTGGACCCTCATCGAGGAGACGCCGGAACTGTCGGCGCTCTACCAGCCTCCGGTGATCCCGTCGGGCACGCAGGTGGACGCCATGCTGAGAGTGCTATGGGCGCTCACCAGTCAGCTTCCTGAGCGCGGGCGACTGCATGAACTCCTGACCGACTACGTCGAGGGCCGGAAGACATGGCCGCCGGCGATGCCGTGGGGCCGATCCTTGGAAGGGCAGCAGTACATCCACTTCACGAACGCACAAGGAGAACGTATGACCGTATCGCTGGAGAAGCTACTGCAACGGGTCGTGCGGGGAATCGTGGCGGATCATCTGAGTGGTCATTGGGGGAGGCGGCAATGACCCTGACGCTTACCTTCAATCCTCGCAATGAGGCGTCAGGGTGAAGACGCTTTCGACTACCTGGCCCTGGGCCAAGCTGCCCCGGCCGCTTTACCTCCAGCTCTTGCCCGAGGTGATTTCTTGAATGCAGTTGCGGCTAACGCCGAAGATGGAGGCGAGGTCTGCTTGCCGGAAACGTCCGGAGCCATACATCATGCGGATAGTTTCCACTTGTCTTTGGGCAAGCTTGGCGAAATGGCTGCGAGGGCCACGGCGGTCGTCATAGGATGGTTGCCGACCTTTCCCGATCATGTCATTGACGTTGTCTTGGGCGCTGCCGAGAAACAGGTGATCCGGACGAACGCACCGGCTGTTGTCACAGCGATGGCAAACCATCATTCCATTGGGGATCGGGCCATTGTGCATCTCCCACGAAAAGCGGTGGGCATAGACATCCGGCATCTCGGGCGCCACACTGAATCTCCCATACCCCTTTCCCGCGACGGCGGCAGTCCAGAACCAGCATGTACCAGTTTTCTTGACCTTCGCCCAAAAGCGGCCGACGGGATCCGCGCTCCGCTCTTGATACTGGCACCGAGTAGAGCAGAATCTTCTGCCTCTTCTTATTTCGCTTGCATATGCGGAGAAGTTTTCTCCGCAGTGGGCACAGTGGGCAGTTCGCATCTTGTTCATTGATTGTACTTGGAGGCTCGATGACTGTCAATCTCGGCAAGAACATCTTCCTCTGGAACGTCCCCCGCGTGGCGGGCGGGATCCCTTCGGCGATCGCCGAGAAACTGATCGAGGGCGGCTTCCAGTCGGTCATCCTCAAGGTGGCCGATGGGAACAGGAAGCACTTCACGAACATGGGAACGCTCCTCCGGCCCAAGTGGGTCGAGTGCGTCCTGCCGGAGACAGTCGCCATCATCAAGAGCCGGGGGCTGAAGGTCTTCGGCTACGGGTTCCTCTACGGGATAGACCCTGTCGGAGAGGCGCACATCGCCATCTCGCAGTCGCTCTCCCTCAAGCTTGATGGCTATATCTTCGACGTGGAGAGCCGGTTCGAGGAGAAGCCCAACGCCATCGGCAGCGGCAGGAGCATTGGCAGCATCTTCCGGGCCGGCTGCCCAACGACACCGGCGATCTTCTGCGGCTTCGCCATGTACAAGAGCTGGACGGGTGGGACCTGGCACCCGGAGGCGTTGCACCGAGCCTTCATGGAGTGGTGCGATGCCGGGATGCCGATGACCTACTGGACCGGCGAGACATCCTCCCGGGCGATCGCTCTGCTCAACGAGTCGGTGCGGCAGTGGATAGGCATCACGCACAAACCAATCCTGCCAGCGGGACGGGCCTACAACGGCGACGAAGGCATTGCCCGGGCCGAGGCCATGATCGCCTTTGACGAGCGGGTCCACGAGCTCGGCCTGCTTGGGGAGAGCTGGTGGAGTTTGGAACATGCCCTGAAATTGGATCCATCGATCTGGGCCGCGCTGCGCTCGATGCCGAAGTTCGGCCCCGCTCCTCCCCCCCCGGCGCCGCTGACACTGGAGCAGCGCGTCGACGATCACGAGCGGCGGATCACAACTCTCGAGGCCCCCTGAGATGACCTTTCCCGCCCCCGATCCGAACATGCAGCTGGCCCGCATTCTTGGCGGCGTGGCCGACGTCAAGCAAGACGTCGAGGACCTGCGAAAGGACATCGACCAGGTGCGCCAGGAGTGGCAGCACTACTCGGGAAAGATCGACCAGATCCATGCCGCCGTCTACGGCAATGGCGGGCCCGGCCTGCGGGAGCGCGTGGCCGTGATCGAGGCCCTGCGCAAACCCGAGGCCGATCTGGTGCAGACCCAGATCAGCGCATCCTCGGATCTAGCGGACGTTCAGTTGAAGGAGGTGAAGGGCGCATCGATCGACTGGAAGTGGCTCGCGCTGGTGCTCGTCAATCTCGTGATCGTCGTCCTGGTCGCCAGGATGACAACCTGAAAGGGAGATCAACATGGAACCGGCAGTCTTCGCAGCTGTAGCAGCTGTGATCGCTGGCCTCATCGGAGTGCCGGCGGTGAACTTCCTCAAGGCGCGCCTGGATTGGCACGGGGATCAGGTGAAATTCCTCTCGGCCTTCGTCAGCGGCGTCCTTTCCATCCTGTCCCTGCTGGCCTCTTGTGTCGTGGCAATCGCGGGTCTTGCCTGTGTTCTGCCCCTGACCTGGGACACTGCCGCATTCGCGGTGGGCATTGCGTTCACGGTGAGCCAGCTCTTCTACACGCTGCTGCCCAAGTCATGACATAGCGGGGGGTCGACGGCCCCCCGCTATTCTCTCAGAAATGAAGGAGAGCTCCCTTGTGAGGAGCTCCCCGCCTCCGCTCCCCCTGGCCAGGGGAAGCGATCCCGCAGCGATCACGCTTAGCCTACCACGGTTCGCGTCAGCCCAGCTGAGCCGGGGGGCTCGGGCGACAGATCGGACACAGCCGCCTGCGCGTCCCCCATTTGCCCACGAACACCCTCCCGCAGCGACAGGTCACGGGCTGGCCCATGACAAGGACATCGGGCCCGATGGCAGGCGGAAGACCCAGCGCGGCGCGAAGGTCAGCCCGCCTCGGTTCCTGCCCCTTGGCCGCACGGGCGGCCACTCCGATAGAAACGCCCAGGGCTTCGGCGGCCTTGCGGATCGACCCGTAGGACCTGATCAACGTCCGCAAGCCGCCTTGGGGGGCGTCCACGGATTGGACGGCCATCCTAGCCCCCGTCCTGGGGCGTCTCTTGGGCCTCCCCTGCCCCTCCCGGTAATCCCATCGCATCATTCACGAGTGCGGTCCGACGGTCCACTGCGGCAATGGTCGTGTGTCCATAAGGATGCCTTATTACCGCATGAAGCAATGCCAGGCCCCGAGCAATGTTCTCGCTGTCGAAACGAGGACTGCGCCATCCGCACAGGGAACACGACGAAACCCAGAGCCACCTTGGATGAGGAGCGTGCGGGTTGTCAGTCATGCTTCACCTCCTCTGGCGGCACGTCCATCACGTTCTGCCCCCACTCGTCGTGTACACGATCCGCGGGCTTCACCTCCCCTGCGGCGAGGGCGGCCTGACAAACCTCGTGCATGCACTCCCGGAATGGGCGAGTGTGTCCAAGCTCGCGATGGTATCGCCGTCCAACCCACAGAGGCACCAATCCGCGTCGCTTCTCCAGCGCCTCCACCCGCGCCTGGAGCGTAGCGACTGTCTGCTCCGAGGCGGCGAGGGCGGGAATGGCGTCGTTGCGCAGGGCGGCTATCAGTTCCGCGTCTCCCGCATCCATCGGCCATTCGTCGTCATGGCTACCACACACTGCCGGCCGTTCGTCCTCGTATGCGCCACACCACACAGAACCTTCTTGGTTGTGGTCCTCGTCCACCTGCGCAGTCCAAGGCGCGGGACTGGCTTCCTCTTCCAGTTCTCGTAGTCGCTCCAGCACTGTCTTGGCGTCGGGCTTGTCAGTCATCGGGAACCTCCCCTGCGGAGAGGGCGGCGGCCTCTATCTCGGCTTGGCGGGCGCGATAGCCCTCAGCGTATGCTGCACCATAGGGCGTCACCCTCCCAGCAAAGTCCAGGCACTCCGGAGGCCCCGAAAGGGACGGGGCAAGTTTGTGGAGCATCATGGCCTCCACCCGCACCTGCGAGGCGGCCAGGGCATCCCACAAGTGAATGCACATCCTCTCGGAGGTGCCAAGTCTCTCAGGGCGAGCCTCTCGGAACGCCTGAACCCAGTCCCGCCATCGTGCCAGCACCGTCTGGGCGTCAATCATGCTTCACCTCCCCTGCGGCGAGGGCGGCTAGTTGCGCCATCCTAGAACGGCACCGGATCGGTTTCGTGCCCGCCGCCACTGTTGTCGTCCACCTCGCCTGGGCCCACGAAACGGTGCTCCAGCGGCTCGTCGGCCGGCTTCGCGCCGGGATCCGCACCGCACATCGGACAATCCGGCCCGACAAGGCCACGGTTGACGTGCCACCTCACATGCCGGGCCTTGATACCGATCTCACGTCCGCGTATAGACAAGAGAACATTGATGTGGCCGGCCTCGGGGTGCAGGCGATGGTGTCTTGCCGATTGAATTGTGGTATGGCACTTGCGACATTCTCGCCCGCCGCGCTTCCTGTAGTATGAGTTCTCTTCCGTGTATTCGTGGCCGTGCGAGCAATGTGTCGCCATCATCTTTTGCCCGACGACGCCCCTCAGTGTGTTCTCTCTCTGCGACACCGGCTCCAGGTGTTCGGGGTTGACGCACGACGGATTGCGACACAGATGATCAAGGGTCAGTCCCTGGGGAATTGCGCCCTTGGTCATCGTATAGACCAGTCGATGGACAAGATGGGATCGTCCCCGATACTGGCAGTGGCCATATCCCTGTCGATTCCTGAAGCCCATCCACTCCCAACAGTCGTGCTTGAGACTAATCCTCATCGCCAGCCAGCGTGGAAGGTCGTCGATCTTCATCGTCCCTCGTAGGATCGAAGCCGCATAGGCGGCATTCTTGAATCGCACCCGCAGCTCGGGCACGTCAGGGCCTTACGCTCCAGGTCGGCGATCCGCTTGTCCTTCCGGCGCAGCGCTTCGGAGGCGGCGGTGCGTTCGACCGGCGTGAGCGGCACGTCCATCAGATCGGCGTCGGCTCGTGGATCTGTTTGAGTGCGGCTTCGAAGTCACCCTTGCAGTGGTCAAGGATGCGCGCCCCTTCCTCGCGGGTCTTGTGATTGTCGCGGATCGCTGCCCAGAACTCCGTAACCACGAGAGTCTTTTTCTTGCCATCGCCGTTGGCCATCGGCGGCGGCGGGGCCACGGGTGTCAGGATCTCTTCCTCCTCGTCCTCTTCCTCGGGGATCTCAGCCGGCGGGGTCGCCAGGGTTTCGGGGTGGACCGCTCGGATCCGCGGGGCTCGCATGCGGCCCTGGGGCGAGTCGACCTCGTCCGCGCCGAGCACGATCCGCCGGCCAGACCACTCATCCGACTCGTCGCCAAAGAGCCCGGCGAGTGTCATCCAGTTGGTCCGGTTGAGGATCAGGGCCTTGCGCTTCGAGACGAAGTAGGCCACGGGCTTGCGCTCCTTCTTACGTGTGGCCGGGTTGTGCATCTCCTCCATCACGACGCGGTCGATCGTGGCGGTAGTGTCGTGTGGGAGGTCCTCTCCTGAGAGCCACTTGCGGGGGAAAAGGTCTTCGGTCTTCATGGGTTCAGTCTCCTTTGCGGTTGCGGTTCGGTTTGGCGGAGCAGATCGGCGCTTGTCGCGTCGATGGACTTCTGTTGTGGGTGCGGCCGGCGCAGGTTCTCGATCGCTCGCGGCCTGGCGCGCACGATGGCGGCGTCGCGCTCGATCACGACGTCCGTCCAGTTGTACGCGGTGAGGCATATCTCCCGCACCTGGTCGTCCGTGGCATCGGCGGTGACGGCGAGCCACTGCCCGGCACCCAGGGCGAGGCCGCGGCGGAGGTCGGCGATCGATGGGGTCATGCGTTCAGCGCCTCCTGAACCGCCTTGACCTTCTGCCAGCCCGGGTACCCGGCGCCGAACTGATCCGAAGCCTGCGTGGTCAGGCGATAGGCCTCGTCCTCGGACCAGCCGGCCGCCATGAGTCTCTCGGCTGCTACCCGTATCTCCACACCCAGCGCCCGGTAGACGGCGGTCATGTCGGTGACGGTCATCTCCCGATACCACGACTTCTTCATCATCCGTCGGCGCGAGAACGGCGGCTTTATCATGGCTAGAATGGAATCCCTTCTGGTCGTACTCGCGCCATTTCGCGGTAGTCATCTTCATGGCACCAGCAGTTGCACCAAGGTGTTCCGTCCGGACAGCAGGTGGGCTCGCAGGAATTGGAGCAATGCATCGTGCAGACACACATGCCTTTGCGAAGCGGCCTACCATCGGGACTCAGCGGCTCCTGATCGCCTAGGCCTCCAGCGGTTTCGCCATCGGGCGTTTCGAGATACCAGAGCCAGCGTTTCTTTCCCTGGTAGTCGCCAAGCCAGGCTTCGCCAACAACGCGTCCGGCGAGGCGCACGGAAGCCTCAGCCTTAACCCGTGGGAGCTGCGCCAGAACTTCCTCGACCGTCAGGCCGAAGCTCGTGCTGTAGCCGCCTCGCCTTGTCTTCCGTGAAAGCTCGTAGGTCATGGCTCCCTCACTGTAGCTCCCCCGCACGTCTGTTCTATGCTCTCCAGGGGGGATTTCGGACTGCGCCTATAGGATACTCCTGCACGGCATGCTTGTCAAGTGGGAGTTTCCTCCTTGACAAGCGGACTTCTGTCGTGCTAGGATGGCGTCATGCAAAGAGGGAGAGTGGCCGTGGCTCCAGGAACGCGCCTCCGCGTTCCCGAGCTGCTCCAGGACCGCAAGTGGAAGCCGATGGATCTTGTGCGCGAGGCTGCGCGCAAGGGCCATATCCTCGCGGTTCGCACGGCCTATCGTTTGGCGGACGGGGATTCCAAGGGCATCGAGTTCACGACCCTCGACATCTTGAGGGACGTCTTCGAAGTGCCGATGGAGGCCTTGTTTGCCGATGATGAGGAGAGCGGCTAGGGGAACGCAAAACCACCCGCCGGAGTGATGACGAGTGGCTTCGCCGGCCGCTAGACTACAGCAAGCCGATCCCGGCCCTCAACGTCGAGGGAGAAGGCCGGGAGCAGAAGTAGGAGCGAGGGCGCCTACGTCATGCCATCATTCGGAGCCGATCTTCCTGATGAGCACAAAGGCGCAAGCCAGGACTGCGAGATAAGTCGCGTAGCCCGGCCGATCAATCTGCTCAAGCATCTTCGTCCTCCGCGTTCAGCCGATGAGGCCCTCAGGGTCGGCATCCCCCTAGCCGCTCTGCTCCCTCACTGTCTCATCGGCTGAACGGAGAGGAAGAAATGAGCGAGACCGAAAAAGACCATTGGGTTTATTGCTTGGAAGGCCGTCGCTACGTGTATGTCGGCGCGTCTTGGAATCCGGCCTTGCGATTCCGTCAGCACATGAACGAGAGATGGGGCGTGAAGCGGGTCGGCCGATATGTTCATCTTTGTCGGCTCTTTGGAGCCCCATTGCCGACGTCGAAGGTGCTCTTCCAATATCGACATAGAGATTGGCCGAAAGCCGAGGCCCATGTCCTTCGTTGCTACACGAATCGGGGATGGAGACCATTGAACATCAACCTCAACTGCACTAGCTCGCTGCTTGGTCTCTCGCAGGCCAAGCGGAGCGAGACAGCCCACAGATATGGGGTGCCCGTCCTCAAGAAGGCCAACTCGGAGAGAACTCCGGAGCAGCGACGGGAGAACGGCCGGCGTGGCGCAATCATTGTCAACGCGGAGCGGGGGCCCAAAGAAATCATCGAGTGGGGCCGCAAGTGGGCCAAGACTGGCTACGCGGCGGGTGTTGGCAGTGCGCCCCACTCTGAGCTCTCTCGGTTTGGCCGTAGGGCTGCGATGTCTACAAATCATCTTCGGTGGCATATCCGTAGAGGGTTGCATTCCGAATCCTGCCCCTTGTGTCTCTCGGCGGCATCGCCCATCACGGATGGACGATCAATTGCTTGATCTCCCATCCGGGGCGGACGATTGGCGAATCGTTCTCCTCTCCTCCTCGGGTGAGGGGCCGGTGGCTAGAAGGGCGAGCTGCCGGCCCCTCGAAGGAGATCTTTTCACGGAAACGCATACGTGTCACAGATTTGGGAGGGCCGAATCATGTCGAAGAAGTTGCGTCCCAGTCAGTTGGCCGCCGCGCTGTTCTGGATGGCGATCGCTATGATCGTCCTCGCCGTCCTCTTGTGGCTCAGCCTGCATGGAGTCATCCGATGACCGACCTATTCGTTGCCGGCCTTGTTCTCCTCGCACTTGTGACTGCCTACATCGCTGGCCGTCTTCATCAGGCATTGATCGACGTCGAGCGCAGCAACCATCTGCCCTACAAGGTGCGCGCCGGGATGGACGATCTATCCGCGGTGTGCGTGACGACCTGCTCATCATCGAGGCCCGCCTGAACGACCACCACCGCATCATGGGCGAGATCCGCCAAGGGCGGTACGACCCGGAGCAACCTGCAGCCCCCAGAGTCAAGCGTAGCGGGGACGGGGCCGGTGCGCGTGCTGCGCGCGGGTGATCCCAGAGGGTGAAGTTGAACCCGACCCGGCATGGCTGAAATCCTCCGCACTCTCGAAGAAACACTCCTGGCCTACCTCAAGGCCAAGCACCGCGGCTTGGGCCAGGCGATCACCCGCGGCCAGCTCGTGTGGGCCATGACGACGATGGGCTTCGACATCGGCGATCGCCAGGTGCGCAAGGCGCTGGAGAACCTGCGGGCGAGTCATCCTGAGGGCGGGTACATCTGCTCCAGTTCAGAGAGCGCCGGCTATTGGTGGAGTGAGACGGAAGACGAGATCCGCGCTGCGAACGCGGAGGACTACAGCCGCATCCAGGCGACGAGCGCCAAGATCCAGAACCGGACGCGGTTGCTGCAGCACCTGGAAGAGGAAAGGGTGATGGCCGGTCGGCTTTTCCCTGACGGAGGTCCTATATGAGCGTAACGCTTGCTCTAACTCGCGGGCTCATGGCCATTGTCGATAAGGAAGATTTGGAGATTCTCGCCAGCAAGAAATGGTTTGCATTCTCCAAGGGAGGCTCTTGGTACGCCGCTCGAACGGAGGGCTATGGTGCCAAGAAGAGAACGATCTATATGCATCGTCTCCTTTTGGCGGCCAAGGTTGGCGAAGAGATCGATCATGCCAATGGGAATTCGCTCGACAATCGTAAGCAGAATCTGCGCCTCTGTACCCATCGGGAGAATATTCGCAACCAGAAATTGCGGCGAGACAACAAGATCCGCCTAAAGGGCGTGCACCTAATCCGCAAGCTTCTGCCTCGTCGTTGGAAAGCCGAGATAGTGCTTGATGATCGCAAAGTGACTATTGGGTATTTCACAACGGCCATCGAGGCCGCGAGGGCCTATGACGCGGCGGCTATAGAACATTTTGGCGCGTTCGCTAGGACAAATCGTTCCCTTGGTCTCTTGGAAGGGAGATACCCATGAAATGGCCACGTCGTCTTCTCTACGTTCTCTTGACGGGCTTCGTCATCATCGGGCTGCTGCCGGCACTTGCGGCATGGCGGGCAGTTATGCCATGACCGACGACCCTGAAGCCCTGCTGCGCCTCGAGGAACAGACACGATGGCAACGACGTTGCGTCACGGCTATCTTCTGGCGCGTCGTGGCACTCGTGGCCTGGGGATTTGCGCTGACGGTTCTCGCCTTGCTGGCGAGGATGCTGATCGGAGGTTAGCGATGACGACTCTTCAACAAAAGATCGCTATCGGCTTCTTCGGCATTGCTCTGATCGTGTCCCTGTTCTTGATCGCCCAAACCATTGGCTTGAACTTGAAGGCTATGGTTCCTAAAGAATGTGGCGAAGGCTGGCAGTATGTGATTGCCGATGGACCAGATTACTGTGAAGCCCTGCCTACTGCGGAGCGGTTGCCCGACAGTTGGACCACCGCCCTGGCTGCCCGGCTGCACAATGCCATCGAGCAATGGCATACCTGTCCGAAGGATAGTCTGCTGGCCGTGGAAGAATGCAGATACGAGGTCACCAGCCAAGCGGATGCCATCCTGGGAGATCTGGGGGGACACGCTCCCTATACTGACTTTCCCTGGGATCTGATTCCCCAAGAGGGGACTGAATGTTGGCAGCGGCTGAATCAGTTGGGCGCTGTTGCCGAGTACATGGCCCGGCTGGGACCTCAGGACTATGACTTCGCTCAGCTCCACTACAACATTGCCATGCGCTACTCCTGCGTGGGGGTGCTGCCATAACCGCTCGGCTTGCTGGCGGCCATGCTGATCGGAGCCCAACGATGACGACTCTTCAGGACCTGGCGGAAACTCTCGTGCTCATCGCGCTTCTTCTGGCGTGCGCCCTGGGTATCTGGGGGCTCGTTGCGCGGCACTAGATACGCAGTCCTCTTTGCCTTGGCGATGGTGATGCTGTTCCCTGACCCGCCCGCCGCGGTCAATGAGGCAAGCACTGCAACGCCAGCACCGACGCCTACGGCTGTATCCCTCGTGCCGGAGATCATCGGGTCAGAGCTTGTAGAGCTCTTTCGCATTGAGGATGTCTTTCGCTGTGGCCACAACATGAACGAGTGCCTGCTGGCCGAACCGGAGGCGCTTGTCTTGGCCCGGATCGCCCTGGGCGAATCTCCCTCGTCACCCAGCGATCAGATCTTCATCATGTGGAATCTGCGGCTGACCGCCGAGCTCGGGTACAAGAACGCTGGCGCCTATAGCGGCTGGAACAATGATCCGGGCCGCTGGGGGCCGCCGACATCCATTCACCGTGAAGCGCTATGCGTCGGCGGTTGTCAGTACGAGGTCGTGCGGGTGGCGATGGGGTACTTTTACCCTTGCGAGATGCCGCCGACCGCCGGCCTGCGGCTCATGCTATGCCCGCTTACCGAAGACCTGCCGCGCTTCGAGTTCGCCTACCGGGCGGCGCAGCAGATCTTGGCGGCGGACCTCATGACCGATTACCCGAAGGAGCTACGCGGCTACGAGACCTTCCGTAGCGCGTGGACAGAGGGGATCGGCAGACGCCAGCGAGAAGGCGGCCTAAAGAATCAGCAATTCTTTCCACGGGCAAACATCTGGCGGGATGAATCACCCGATGACAACATCTTCTGGCGGGCTCTCGCGGCCGGCCACTTCGAATGGCCGAGCGAGGCGCGCTTCGTGGCCCGCTACACGGTGCTCCCGCGATGAAAGGATGTTGGTTTGAGTGCATCATCTGCGCCGCGCTGTTCCGGCGGCTTGACTGGCTGCTGGTCCACTTCGGCAAGTGTTCGGCATGGCTGAGGAGGGAGAATTGAGCATTATCGAGGACGTACTGATCGAGAACGGCTGGAGCGACGAGGGCGCGGCGTTCTTGCTCGAGCATGCGCTAGATCGTGGCATGCCGGGCGAGCTGGACGGCAAGAGCGGACTTGTGCAGAAACTGGTCCGCCGATTGTTGGGAATGCCACCCTTGCGCGATGGGAGAAGTGCAACCGATAAGAGGCTTAGGAAGCTTGTTGTAGAGCGAGACGGGGCCTTTTGTGCGACGTGCGGGAGTGAGACAAGTCTCACCATAGACCACATCGTTCCGGTTATCCGAGGCGGAACAGACGCGCTGGAGAATCTTCGTGTTCTCTGCCAATCATGCAATAGCCGAAAGGGAGCGCGATGAGCTCCAGGATGGCTGGCACATTCCGGCAAATACACACGCGAATCTGGAATGACCCGTGGTTCCAAGACCTGCTTCCAGACGAAAAAATCTTGTTCATCTATCTGTTTTCCAATGAGCGCACCGCCCTCTGCGGGTTGTACGAGCTGTCGTTGAAGACGATGGCATTCGAGACTGGGCTGAGGACGGATGCGATCACTCTGGCGTTGCATCGTTTCTCTCTGGCAGGCAAGGCGAAACGATG